TTTTCCAATTACGGAAAAATTATTGTAACTTACGAAAAAAAAACTGCTCCTAGATTTGAGGGTAAATTGCGTGGCTCATTGACTATGCGTCATCTACCTAGCGAGGCTGGTATTCCCGTTGGTATTGAATTGTTTTCTCGTAGTCCTTACGCTCTTTACGTTCACGGATTTTATGACCAAAAGTTTAATTTAAAAGAGCCTTGGAGCAGAAGTAAGCCTCACTACCCGCCAATCTCCGCGCTTCAAAAATGGGCTGACGCTAAAGGCATTAATGTATATGCGGTTCAATCTGCTATTGGTCGTAAAGGTACGCCTTTAATACCGTTCTTTAAAATTGCAATTAAAAATAATGAAGCTGAAAAGAAATTACTTTTAGCTAAAACGGGTGTTAAGATAGAGGCACAATGGCGAGCTGGTCGTCGTGGAACTTTTGGGAAAAAGATATAAATGGCTAATTTAACAAACATAAGAAATGAAATTAAAAACAATTTGGCTAACATAACCTCTTTGTCTGTCTATGGCTATGTGCCTGATTCTGTTGAACCACCTACGGCGGTAGTTGGCGTAATGGACACAATTACGTATGACGATACTATGTCGCGTGGTGCTGATAGGTATTCTGTTCCCGTCTATCTTTACGTATCTCGAGTTGATGCTCAAGATAGTCAAGAAACTCTTGACGGTTATTTGGTGTCCTCTGGTGCTAGCTCTGTTAAAGCGCAAATCGAATCCGATACAACGTTGAACGGGGAAGCTCAATCTGTTAGAGTTGTAAGTGCTGGTAATTATGGTGTGTATGAAATTAACAACATTAATTACTTAGGCGTAGAATTTATTGTTGAGGTAATCGCATAATGAAATATTTAATTAAACAAACATTAATGACGGGTGGTAAAGTTCTTGAAGCTGGTTCTATTGTTGAGCCTAAAGTAATTCCTAAAAAGTCATTGAGCTGGTTGCTTGACCAAGAAATTATTGTAAAAGTTGATAAAAAAATTCAAGAGGATATTTTACAAGCGAAAGTAGAGGAAGAATAAAAATGGGTAAAGGTTCTTACGGTAGTGGTTCAAGACGTGGAAGTAGTCGTCGTGGTAGGCGTGGTTCTGGTAGGAGAAGTAGATAATGGCTTTTAAACACGGTAAAAATTCTAAAGTATTTTTTCATAATAACGATTACTCCTCTTACTTCAATAACGTTGATACAACCTTAACTAGCGACGTTGCTGAATCAACTACATTTGGTAATTCAAGTAAAACTTATATAGCGGGTAATTTAGACGGTACTGTATCTGTTAGTGGATTTTTTGACGCAACTGCTGACGCTACTTTAAATTCTTATTTAGGTGGCTCTGATTTTGTTTTTGCGTTGGGTATTGACGGTATTGACGCTACTGACGGTGTTGTGTTTGGTAACTCAAATGTAACTTCCTACGGTAAGTCATCTCCAGTTGGAGATATTGTTGCTACTTCAATAGATGTCCAAGCTGACGGCGGTTTGTTTGCTGGTAGTGTTTTAGAAAATGCTACTTATACTGCAACTGCTTCTGGTACTGCTCGTGATTATGGCGCTTCTACTGGCGACGGTGGTGGTGCTTTTATAATCGTAACTTCGGCTAGTGGAACTACGCCGACGTTGGACGCAAAAATAACACATAGCGCTGACGATTCTACCTATGTTGATTTAGTAACATTTACTCAATTTACTACTTCAGCTGGTGCTGAATTTAAATCAGTTGCTAAAGGAACTACCGTTAATCGCTATTTAAAGGTGGAGCTAACTATTGCTGGGACAAGCCCGTCCTATGATGTTATAATTGGCTTCGGTAGAAATAATTAATAAGGAGAATATATGGCTTTTGTTCACGGTAAAGACTCAGTTTTTAAACTAGACAACGCGTCTGGCACTTTAACTGATATTTCAAGTTATGTTAATAACGTGGATTTTCCCGCTACAAGTGATATTGCTGAAACAACAACACTTGGTGCTGGTTCTAAGACTTATATTGTAGGTTTAAAGGACGCAACAATTTCTTTTGCTGGACTTTGGGACGCAACTTTCGACGCTATCGCTGGTGCCGTTAGAGGTCAATCTGCAACATTAAGTTTCGAATACAGCCCTGAGGGTACTGGCTCTGGTGCAGTAAAATATACTGGAGAAGCAATTATGACTAACTATGCGGTATCAAGTCCAGTTGGCGACGTTGTCGGTTATAGTTGTGATTTACAAGTTAGTGGCGACGTAACCCGCGCAACACATTAATTAATCTAAGTAAAGGACACAATGGAATTTTTAGATTTAAACAAAATAGATAAACTTCCTGACGTTCCCATTAAAGAAGTAACGCTCGACGATTGGAACGTCAAAGTTAAGATAAAAGGTCTTTCTAAGAAAATGCAAGTTGAACTCGCTCGTATCTCTGGTGCTGAGGGAAGCGACGCATTTGATTATCAAAAAGCTTTACTACAAGCTAGCGTAGTCGAACCTAAGCTAGACGAAAAAGCTATTGAAAGTCTTTATGAAAAAGACGCTACCGTTCTCGATAAATTGTTTTTAGAGATTGCTAACTTAAATGGGATAGGCGGTGATGTTCAAGAGGAAATCTTGAACGAATTTCAAGACGAATAACGAACTCGCTTTTAAATTTCGATTAGCCCGCGACCTTTGTATGACGGTGGGCGAATTATCTACTACAATGTCCTCATTAGAGTTTTCACAATGGGTAGCTTTCTACTTGTGGGAACAAGACGAACAAAATAAACAGATTGCTATGGCGCAAGCTGAAGCGAAAAAGAGGTCAAATAGATAATGGGAGCTGGTGCTGATTTAATAATTAGGATTGCTACTAAGGGTGCAACCTTAGCAAAAACTCAATTAAACAAATTGGGTAAAGAGGGTGGCGCTCTTGGTGGAAAAATGGGCTTACTTGCCAAAGCTGGTATAGGTGCCGTTGCCGTTGGTCTTGTCGCTCTCGCTAAAGGTGCAGTAGAATCCGTCCAAGCTTTTACGAAGTTCGAGGATAAATTAACGCAATCACTTGCGATAATGGAAACTACAACCGCCCAACAAGAACAAATGGCACGAGTTGCACGTCAAGTTGCTACTGAAACTACTATTGGTGCTACTGAATCTGCTGAAGCTTATTTCTTTCTTGCTTCTGCTGGTCTTGACGCTGAACAATCTATGTCCGCGCTTCCTCAAGTTGCAAAGTTTGCTCAGGCTGGTATGTTCGATATGGCTACCGCTACTGACCTCGCAACCGACGCCCAATCTGCACTTGGTCTTACTGTTAAAGACGCACAACAAAACTTAATGAACTTAACTAGGGTAACTGACGTACTTGTTAAGGCTAACACTCTTGCTAACGCTACCGTCCAACAATTTTCTGAAGCTCTTACAAATAAGGCGGGTTCCGCATTAAAGGTAACTAACAAATCAATCGAGGAAGGTGTTGCGGTTCTTTCTGCCTTTGCTGATAGAGGTGTTAAAGGTGCCGAAGCTGGCGAAAAACTTAATCAACTTTTAAGAGATGTAACTCGTGCCGTAGGTAAAAATGCTGACGAATTTAAGAAAGCCAATATACAAGTTGTTGATAATGAGGGCAACTTAAAGAACTTAGCTGATGTTATTGCTGAACTTGATAAGGGTATGTCTGGTCTTTCTGACCAACAAAAAGCCGTTTTACTTGACCAGCTTGGCTTGAATAGAGGTGTAGCCGACGCGGTTAAAATTCTTTCGGGTGCTGAGGAGCAAATTAAAAACTATCAACACGAATTAGAAAATGCTGGCGGTATGACGGAGCAAGTTGCACAAAAACAAATGGAAAGCTTTGCGAGTCAAGTAAAGATTTTAAGGAATCAATTAAACAACTTAGCAATTACTATTGGCGAGGACTTGGTGCCGTTCTTAACTAAACTCGTTAAACAAGCTCAAATAACCGTTGAGCGTTTCCAAAATTTTAGAAATAGATTAAATAGTGTTAATGCTCCTCTGGAAGTTATGGGCGTAAAAGTTAAAACCATAGCTAAAGTTTTATCTTTTGCTTTCTTTCCCGGAATTTCTTTAGCCGTTACTGGTTTGAAAAAATTGTTTAAATGGGTTGGTAAAAATAATGACCAATACCAAGCAAACATAGAAAAAGCTACTCAACTTACTGACGCTTATAAGAGGCAAGCTTATTATCTTGGCTTCGTTGCTCCTGCTACGGAAACTGTTGCCGAGGAAACTATGGACTTAAATGATATTCTAGAC